TAAGATAAACGTAAGAATACCAGAACCAAAAGAAGAATATGATGTGTCTAACCAAAAACAAATAAATAGAGCTTTAACATTGATAAAAGATCAATTAAATTCTACATTTTTAGATGAAGTAAAAAGGGAGCAAGAAAAATTTTCTTGGTTTGTAGGTGGCTAATATATATAAAAATGCAAAGGTAGATCTAACTACCACAGATAATACTACAATATACACAGCACCGTCTGATTCTAGAGCTATAATTAAAAGTATTCTAGTATCCGAGGACGCCGGATCAGGGACCACAATAACTTTTACTATAACGAACGCTGCATCTGCAGTATTTAACCTATTCAAAGACAAAGCAATAGCCTCAAAAGCAACAACTGAGCTGTTAACACATCCTTTAATTTTAGAAGAAAATGAGGTATTAAAGGCACAAGCAGCTGATGCAAATGAATTACACGTTATTGCATCAATATTGGAGATAAATAGAGATTAATATGTCGTTTGTAGAACAAGAAGCATCATATAGAATAGAAGTAATAGATGGTAAACAAGTTAAGATTATTACACCTAAGAGTGAAGTAACATTAACTAATATGAAAACAGGCAAAGAGTATAACTCAGACGCAGAGGCAATGCAAGATGTGCAAGATCCAAACACAGATACTGTAGC